CCCCAGCCGCTCGGCAGCTTGACGGGACGGAACGTAAGATCGTAATCAAGCTGCGTGATGTCGGGCTTGTCCTCAAGTGTCTTTGCATCGACGGATGCGGGCTTGCTCGTGCACTTGTAGATGCAACGGCGCTTTCCAACGACGTGTCCGGGCTGCTCGCACATGAATGCGAACGGCTTAGGTGTCTTGCCGGAAGTTGCCAGCAAGCGTCCTTTCTCGTCGATGTCGAAGCCGATAATGTCGGCCAGAAGAGCACGCAGCTCTGGCGTGCTCTCGATGTCGTAGAGCGACCACGTGATAGAGCCGCCGTTATCCTGATACTTGTCCAGCCACGTCTCGTTATCGCCGTGGCTCGTCGACTGCTCAATGGACGGCTCAATCTTGATCTCGACCGTGCCTGGGATGTGGATAGGCTTCTCGTACGTAAACGTCTCCTCGTTGGTAAGACGCGCTATATGCGCGTTCTTAACGCCGAAGAACCCATTTCGCGCCATGTCGGCTCCTTTCTTTACTCGGTCACGCCAACCTCATAGGCCGTCTCGATAAGCTCGTCACCATCGAGCGACGTGACCGTTTTCACATAATTGAAATCTGCGGCATCGAGTGCCGCTTCGAATCGCTTCTCAAGCTCGTAATCGCGCTCTCGAACGTAAAGCGCCACATCGTAGGGCATCCAGCGGCACCATCCAGTGTTGTCCGCGCTCAGGGCTTCACCGTAACCTGCTTCAATGTCGATATACGGCGGCGCGAGCGACTCGTCATCGTCGCGGAAACCTCCGTTCGCCCACGGCAAGCCGAACGCATCAAGAAGCTCCGCCAGGTCTTTAAGGCTGTTCATTGCGCCCCCTTGGAGAATTCGGCGGCAACTTCCTTGTAAACGCCCTCGATGACGTGATCGCCTTCTACCCTGCCGGGATAGCTGCCGTGCTGGTTTTTGATGACGTGGCCGTTCTCGAGCAGATGTGTAAGCTGATACTGCCTGTTGTGGACAACACAGGTCGTACCGGTCGCTTCGCTCTTAACGTCAGCAGACCATCCCTTTGCGTAGCTTCCGCCGTGCCGCTTCTTCTTCCGGCTTCGCTCTTTCAGAAGGCGAACCGCCTTGTTGCCAGCCGCCTTGACATTTCCCTGCAAGACTTCTTCGTTGTCCTCGATGACCTCTTCGATGCTGTTGACGATAATCGATTCAAGCTGGTCAATCTTTATCCCGCTCACCGGTCGCCTACTTTCTCGACCAGCGTAAGCCGCACATTGTCGACGTTCGCCACAACCGCCGAATCGACGGCGTAGCGGATGCCGCCGAACTCACAAAGCCTTTCACCGCTGTATGCGCACGCGCGAACAGTGATAACGGCCTGCGGCTTCACTCCTGCCTGAGCGGCGGCGTAGTACGCCGCCTGGCTGATGCCGTACACGTTGCAGGGAACACGGCGGCGACGCTCCTTTTTGTGCGATACGCCCAGATCATCGCGCTCTGAGACGGTAGCGACAAGCGTGCAAACGCCAGCCCACCCGCTCATGCGGCATCACCGCCGTTGTACGCCGAATCACCGCTCATGCTCGTAAGCATGGTTTCGAACGCCTTCATGAAGCGCTCGGCGTCTGGGTTGTCCATGCCGAAGTTGGCCTTGACGTAAACCTTTATCGCAAGTCGAACGCGCCCGTCCGAATCGTCGTGCGCCTTGGTATCCGCTACGCCACCCGCAACCAGCTCGGCGCGGGCGGCTTCGATAACGTCTGAAATCTCTTCGTCGTAGTCGGTTACGAAAGCCGGGATGCGAAGCGCGGCGCGGCACGCATCCAGCAGCTTGCCTTTAGCCTTTGCGGCCATGCCGCGCCACCTCCTTAAGCCTGCTTGATAGTGAGCTGTGCGAACGCTTCGGGGACAGCAAGAACACCGTCGAACAGAACATAGCCGTCGAAGCAGCGCTTCTGGGTTCGCGGCTGGACGTAAGGCGTAACGTCAGGGCCATCAAACATGTTGCCCTTGAACAGGTCGGGGAAGCCGGCCTTAATCACGTTGTCGGCAATGGAATCGTCCTGCTTTACGACCTTTCCGAAGATTCGTCCCTGAACAGTCGGGTCATCGGTAGCCTCATTTGCAAAATAAGAACGACCGTTGGCATCCTCAAGCATGGCAATCTGGTTCCAGATGGTGTTGTTATTGGCGTAGATGATGATTCCCTTAGCCGCTGCGTTGCCGTAAGAGCGGAGCAGGCTCAGCATCTTCACGATGTCTGCCTTGGTAAGCTTATTTACTGCCGCCGTCTGAATCTTGTTGGCGGTCGCGATGCCGTAAGTCTCATCGGCAAGCTTCTCGTGGACGAATGCGTTGCACGCGACGGAGAGACGTGCAGAGACCTCGGAAATGATGTACTGCTCGAAGCCGGAAAGCGACTGCGTTGCCATCTTTCGGGACAGCTCGACGGTCTTCTTAATCTCCGTTCCTACGAGCGGCACGGAATCGAAGTCATTTTCCTCGATATCGGTAGGGGCTGCGCCCTCGTCGGTCTTGGCTGCATCGCCCTTCTTGATGGACTTGTGGCGCGGGAACTCGACCTGACCAGACATGTTCGTTCGGCTGATGTCACCGAAGAGAACAGCAGTATTGTCGATAAGGGAAATGATCTCGTTCTGTACGGCCACGGGAACGATGGATTCGGTGTTGGCCGTGGTCATGGTGAACTCGGCTCGCTGCTCGATTGCGTGGCGCTGAGCAGCACGCTCGACATCGGTAAGCGCGGTGCCGCCGATAAGCTGGATGCCGGAGCGCTCGGCAAGACCCTTAGCCCACGCGTGGCGCTCAGCTGTGTCGTAGTCGGTCACGTCAAATGCAGTGCCGGGGATGCCAGCGACGTTGGCGGAACGCGCCAGCGGCACGGAATCCACGCGCTGTGCGCGGCCTGCGTCAATGGCGGCACGGGCGTTCGCGACGGCGGCGTTGCGAACCTGCGCCGCCTGTGCGGTCTGGGCGGTACGCTCGTTAATCTGGTCGGTCAGATCGGCCATGCGGGCTGCATCCTCTTCCGTCGGTTCAGTACCGTCAGAATACTGGTCGACAAGCGCTTGCAGGTCGTTAAGAAGTTCCTCAAGTGTCATTGCTAGTTACCTTTCTTCGCATTGGTAATTGCCAGGCACGCTTTTGCTCGAAGCAACGCGCCCTTCCTTCGCGCAAACTCCTTGCGCGACTGCTCAATCACTCCGTTGAGCAGGTTTCTTGCACTTATTTCGGTGTTCGGGTCAGCAGGAAGGCTGACTGCGGACACGTCATAAATCTTCTTGACGCGCGTGATTGTCGTGGTATGCGTGTCTCGGTCGTACTCGGACGCGCCGATGGTGAACGCCCACGACATGCGCGTAACAAGGCCGTTATCGATTTCCTCGAATCGGTTTCGGGCGGCTTCTGATTTCGAGAGGTCTGCGGCCATAAAAAGCCCGTGCTCATCGGGCTCGACGATGAGCGTTCCGTTCGACTGGCGCGCCAAAACGTCGCCCACATGGTCGAACTGCATGATGATGTCGCTCATGTCTGTATCGACGAATGCGTCTGGGCTGATGACTTCGCGGTACTCGGTACCGTCCCAAGGGTCTTCATATAGGACATATGGGTCATTGAATGTCGAAGCGTATCCATCGACGTAGTAGTCGGATTCGATGCGCTTCTCGCGGCCTTCGCCGCCGTCAAGGCTTCTCAAGACCACCGACATCTGGCGGTACTGGCGCTCATTCGGTTTCGCCGGCATCGGCATCACCACCCTTTCCATCGATTTTGGCGATATTCGCGTTCGTCTCGGCGGCCTTCGACGCCTGATCTGTTGTGTGCTCGCTGATCAAGTCCAGGTCGATGTACTCACCACGAATTACGTGACGCTCGCCGCCGGGGTAAGACGGTGACTGGAACACCTCTGCAACCTGATTGCCACACCAGATGCCACGGTCGAACAGCGCCGTCGAAACGTTGAGTTTCGTTTGGTTGCTCGCGAACTCAAGGCGGTTCGCGCTGAACATAATCGAGTTTCCGTGGGCAATCTCGTTCGGCGTGAACGTCATCGCCGTGAGTACGTACCCGAGTTGGATTGCGAAGACCTCAGTACGTCCCTCATAAAAGGCGTTGTACGTGTCCTCGTCGGCTCGGTTCATAACGATGTCTTCGCTTGATCCGAAGAAACGATAGGCCGCTTTTTCTATGCGCTCCATTTGTGCGGCGTCAACGGTGTAGTTCTGTGGCGCAATCTGCTTAACCTCTTGATACTTGTTGTCGTAAACGACGATGCCGCCCGCGTTCGACGCTCCCAACTGCTTGTTGAAGTCCTTGGCAGACTTCTTCGTGTCTTCCGGGTTTCGGTTTTGCGAAAGCTTGCCGATGAAGCGCACTGCCGCGCCCTGCTCGATAGCTGTTTTCTCGGCTTCCTCTTGAGCGTGAATCAAGTCAAGAGTTGGATTGAGTACGTTAGTACCGTCTCCGAACAAATCGCTCTTGAACTGATGCCGCGTCATAACGCCGATGCGCGACCACTCAATCAAGGTCTTATCGCCGCCGGGAAAACGGAGCTCAAGCCATAAAGCGCCGTCAACGTCGTAGGCTTCGCACTGACTTGGCAGCACTGGGTAATAGCCAACGGACGTAATTCCATCCCCGCCGTCAACAGGGACGATCAAGCACGTGTCGCAAACGTCAAGAATCGTTGAGACGCGATGCAAGAATTGCGGCACGGTCATCCATGGATTCGGTTGCCACTGCAAAGAGCGCGTCCATTGCGGTTGCGCCGTACCAGAAATCTCAGGCCGCAGCTTTGACGCATGGTCGGCGTTTCGCTCGATGATGGAGCGCGTCAGCTCGGCTTCGTAGATTCCTCCAGACCACGACGTGAAGCGCGGCGCGTAGGCCGTGAACGTCTGAAAGTAGCCATCGACTGCCTGCATGATCGGCTTATGGAACACGGCATCGAACATCGAGCGGAAAAGCGTTGGTTTTCGCACGTTTTAACCTCCAATCATGCTTTGGTAGTCATCCATCATGTCTCTGAGCACAACGAATGCATCGCACTCAGCCGCCCAGGCATCAATGCGGTTGCGCGGGTCTTGGTTCTTCTTGTCGGGCGAAATGTTGCCGTTCGCGTCGTTTCTGATCATCACGTTCGAGCGGCACCATTCCGCTATAGGGTTCTGGTTATCGACGATGCGGTTTTCCTTGTAGAGCGCTCGAAGCTCCTTCATGGGCATGGACAAGGTTTGCGCACCCTGTACTACCTTTCTGAAGTTATCGGCTCCGAAATAGCCCTCGTAAGCTTCAACAGTCGGAACGTCTCGCATATGCCACGGGTCATAGCCGCAGGCAACCGAATAAATGCCGTACTTTTCCTGAATCTCCGTGACCCAATCCAGTACGTCGCGCTTGTCGATGATCGGCGTTGCCGACGTCCTGAGCAGCCCGCGGGCAATCCAGGCATCGTACGGCACGCCGTCTCGACCACCGCGCCGCCCCTCGGCTTCCGCCTGTTCCAAAGCGCGAAGCGGAATCCACGCCATGTGCATTGCGTATATGTGCTCGTCGTTCGGACGCATCATAAGCAGGCACGCCGCCGTTAGGTCGGTCGTGTCCGAAGCGTCCACGCCGAGAACTGCATAAGAAAACGACCCATCGGATGGGTCGAACGTGGCTTCGTTGTGTATCTCGGACCATTTGAGCCAGGCTTGGCTCTGGTTCTCAATGAGGTTGAAGTCTTTTACCAGCAGCGTCGGCAAGAATGTCGGGTCATCGAGTGCCTTGGAGACGTTTTCCCTGAGCGATTTCAGAGACTTGATTGTTCCAAGTCCGGGATTCGCCTTAATCCAGCACTTCTCGTCTTTCCATTCCTCGCGCTCGTCAAGCTCGAAAATGAAAGCGATGAAATGCTCGGCTTTTTCTCCAGATGCTTCGCCGTTCAGCCATTTGGCGGCGTATTCGTACTGAGCATCGAAAATGCCGCCGCGCACGAATCCGTTGGTCGTGATCTCCAAAACCAGCGGTTGCCTACGGGCGGAAATACCCTGAATCGTCAGGTCGTAGAGGTCGCGGTTTCGCATGGCTGCGAGCTCGTCAACGATAGCGCCCGAGATGTCCAAGCCGTCAAGGTGGTTCGTGTTGGCGGAAAGCGCCTTGATTGACCCCATGTTGAGGCCGCAGTAAAGGTCGCTCACGCGCTTTCGCACGTGCTTTGCCAGCGCCGGTGAGGTCATCACCATTCGCCAGGCGTTGTTGAAGCCCTTCGCCGCCTGATTGTGAGCCGTAGCCACGTTGTAGACTTCCGGTGCGCCCTCGTCATCGTTAATGAGCAAGTCAAGCTCGATAGCCGACGCAAGCGCGGTCTTGCCGTTCTTTCGCCCCATAATCCAAAGGACTTCGCGGTATTGGCGCAAGCCCTCGGCATCCACGAAACCGAAGATTACGGAGAGGATGGCCAACTGGAAAAGCTCGAGCTTGAACTTGCGCCCAAGCTTGCCACTCGGAAGCCTGCAAAACGTCTCGATGAATACAACGTGCTTCGCCGCGAATTCCTCGCGGTAATGGTACGGATAGAGCGGATCGGTGTTGTCCAGGTCGCGCAGCACACGCTCCGCGAGCTGATGCATCTTCTCGCAAGCAGTGATCTCACCGTTGAGGATGCCACCGAAGTAGCTTCGTATCGCCTGCTCGCAGCGACCAGCGCCGCTTCGCTTCTTAGCCGCCGAAGCGCGTTTCATTGAGGTAGTCGATGAGCGTATCGCCTGCGGTGCTGCCGGACGGCATCATGTCGGTGAGCTGCTTGATGCCGCGCGAGAAGGTTGTGAACAGCTTGTTGTAGGCGCTGAAACCCGGATGCTCTCGCAAGCCGGATTGACCGCCGCCGTTGTCATATTCGGTGAAGATGCTCTCGTACATCAGCTCGCGGCGGGCTTCGTCAAGCTTGACCTTCAAGAACGCGATGTTCGACATCAGCGGAAGCACGGCGCTTCGCTTCTCGTCTGGTATCGCGTCCTTGGTGAGCCGTTGGAGCTTTTTCAGCTCGCTTTGGTATCGGCTCTCGATGGAAGCGGTGCGCTTCTTCGGGGGACTTTCCGTGGCTTTCGGCAAAAGGTCGTTACTTTCGCACACTTTTCGCCTTCCCACAAGACCACCCCCGTTCTGAAACCCGTCACACGCAAATTTCTATCTTCCGGCGTTGGTGCCCTATGCTGGGTGCCTTGGTTCTAGACCGGGGGGATAGCTCGAAGCTGTGACCTGCTGTTTTGTCTGTCATTTTGTTTGACTGTGCGCTTGTGCTCAGTCTGTGTTTTCGTCTGTCAGCGAAATCAAGTTGCCGTCCTCGTCAAAGCGCAGCCCTTGCCTTGTGCTGCCCTGCCTTGCCCAGCCGTGCACCTTCTTGTGGCAGAGGTCGCACAGGCTTACAAGGTTGCGAGTGTCGGTCGCTATGTTCGGATCGCTGATGTTCGATGGTGTTAGCTCGATGATGTGATGCACCATCGTTGCCGGTGTTGCGATGCCAGCCTTAAGGCACTGCTGGCAAAGATAGGCGTCGCGCTGCAATGCGAGCTCTCGCGCCTGTTCCCAATCCTTGGAATGGTAGAACCGATACGAGAAGCCCTTTGCCATTGCGCGACCCCCAACAAAAAAGGGACGCGACCCAAGGCCGTGTCCCTTTCTGATAATCCACCGTACCGAAATGTAGCACAAACTGAAAAGTGATGACAAGTACCAATCTCAAATATCTTTGAGCGCGGCAAAGCCCACCTCGTCGATATAGCGGAACCCAACGTTGCAAAGCTCCCTGCACCATTGGCGCGAGCACTGCATCACATCGGCCATCTCGTCCCATGGCATCGCTTGGAGATAGGCCATGCACAGCGCGTCGGCGTATCGGTTGCCCTTGAGCTTAGCCAAGCCGCCGCGATTGTCAGCACCGTAGAGCAGCACGCACGCTTCGTCCACCTCGGATTGGCTGTCCGCGATCCTCCTTTCCAACCTCCCCTCAAAGTCGATACGCCCGTTAATCACATCCATAGGGTCTGAGCCGCCACCGCCGCCGCCCGTGCTGTAGCTCTGCGCCTTGGCTCCCTCGCGAGCCTTAAGGCGGGCTAGCATCTCCTTTGCGTGCTCGATGCTAGCCACCTCGTCACGGATGCGCTCGAAGTATTCCTTGGCATCCACAAGGCATCAACCCTAGTCGATGCCCGTAGAGCCGAAGCCGTCTGCACCGCGCTCGGTGTCGGTCAGGCTATCGACCCCGACAAGATCACACGGCACGAACGGGACAACGACCATCTGGCACACGCGCGTACCCTTGGGAAGAAACACGGTGTCACAGCTGAGATTGACCAGCGGCGCATGCACCTCGCCACGGTATCCGCTGTCGATGACGCTTACGCTGTTGCGCAGCGTCACGCCGTAGTGAGCGCCAAGGCCGGAGCGCGGAAAGACCAAGCCGACACAACCGCTCGGAATCTCGCAGGCAAAGCCAAGTCCGCAGACAGCGCTTGCGTTTGGCTCAAGCCTCACATCCTCGGTGATGCAAAGGTCGAAGCCTGCATCGCCATCGTGCGCGTATGTCGGCATGACCGTTCCGTCAGCCAGGCAAACGTTCATCTTTCGTCCGTACATGTCAGCTCCTTAGAAGGGAATATCTTCGTCGTACACATCTGGGTAGGTCGCAGCCTGCGGTACCGCCGCCGGTTGCTGCGACTGTCGATGCGAGGTCATGATTGCCACGTTATCAACGATGACCTCAAGCTTGCGATAGCGCTTGCCGTCCTTCTCCCACACGTTCTGATGCAGGTGCCCAAGGATGGCCAGGCGTGCGCCTTTCATCAGAAGGCCGTTGTTAAACATCGCTTCGCCACGCTTGCCGTACATCACGCAGTCAACCCAACTGGTCACGTCCTTATAGCTACCGTCCTGCTGCTTGCGGCTCTTGTTCACTGCTAGTGAAAAGCTCGTTACCGCAAGACCGCTGTTGGTGTACCTAACCTCTGCATCTTGCCCAAGGTTGCCACTCAAGGTGACGCTGTTAAGGCTGTCACTCACAGTTGCCACCCCTCACGATTGCCAATGCGATATAGGTCATGACCACCATCGCGGTTGCGAGCAATGGGACGAGCCACGAGAACAGGCAACCAGTAATGACGCTTATGAGCAGTTCCATAAGGCAAAAACAAAGAAAGACGATGATGCAGCCCAACAACACTATGAGCACCGCCAAAAGCACACTCAGTCTCTTGATTCGTCGGCGTGCCCGCTCATTCGACCTACTCACGGAGTCCACCTCCAAGAGCCTCGATAAGCCCCTCTCGCTGGATGTATCCCAGACCCTGCACGCGGCGGCTCGTGCTGATGTGCAGGCTCTTCATGAGCTTCTGGGTTCGTGGCGCGGCAAAACCGGGCATCGACCTAATCAGCGATTCGACACGCATGCCCGATGCAGCCTGGTCTCCGCCGTCTGCCAACTCAAAGAACTGCTCAATGGACATCAAGCCGTTCTTAAGCTTGTCCTTGTACTCCGCTCTCTTAATCCTGATCTGCATCCCCTTATCGAGGGCTGCACGCCGCTGTTCGGCAGTCAATTTCGGTACCATTTTCAATATCTCCTGATTCTTACTTGGAATACGGCGGCTAACCGTTCCCAAACCATCGGTTTTGCTTTCTGACCTCTCGTTTTCGTGTCGTGACGCAAATGGCCGAGGTCTTGCCATTTACACACCGTTTACACTCCGTCCTCAAGCTGCTTGGCAAAGTTGTTGAACGCCTGAGCCGCCGCCTGGTCGCGCCCCGGCAGAAGGTGCGCGTAGAGTTTCAGCGTTGTCGCTTCGTTCGAGTGTCCCAAGCGATCTGCGAGCGTCTTGAGGTCAACGCCGTTCGCCAGGCACCACGTGGCGTGCGTATGGCGCAACGAGTGGAACACGTACGTCCTCGGCATGCCCGCACGGTCGCGAGCGCGGCTGAAAGCCTTTGAGACGGTCGCAGGGCGCATGTAAGAGCCGTCTATGCTCACCAGTGGCGAATCGGGCGTAAAAGCGTCTGAAATCGAATCCTGTTGCGCGAGATAGGCTTTTATCAGCTCCCACTCTTCGTCGATTAGTGCCACAGGCCGCGTCTTCTTGTTCTTGGTCACGTTGGAGCGAATAACGCCACCGCCCGGAACCTCGATGACCGTTCCACTCACGAGGATGAACCCCTGCGCCTTGTGGAGGTCGCGACGCCTTACGGCGCACACCTCGCCGACGCGCATCCCCGTGTGTAGTGCAAGCCAAACTGCGAAAGCGTAGGCTGATTGGCGCATGAAGCGCTTCTCGGGCGCCTCAAGGTTGAGCTTTTCGGAGACCATGGCATCGAGTGCCCTGTAATCCCATTCGTCGATGCTCACGGCTTCATGGCGTTCCTCTGGCGGCTTTGTGACCATAAGCATTGGGTTGTTCTCGCAGATGCCGATGCGCACCCAAAAGTTGTATGCGCCGCGCAAAAAGTGGTGAACACTGATGATCGTGTTGCACGAAAGACCTTGACCGCCGTTCTTCTTGCTCACGCCAAGCCTCGTCTCGAAGTCGTTCAGCTCAATGGCGGTAAGGTCGCGAGCGACTTTGCCTTTAAGGTACTTGCCCACGTAGGTTCGTGTGAAAAACGTCCACCTCTTCACGGTGTTAATGGCTGCGCCCTTGACCTTCCGCTGCTCGATGTACTCCCAAAGCAGGTCGACTATCAGCGTGCTCTTGACCTTGCCGTCAAAGGTCAGGTGCGAAGCCCAGGCATCAGCCAAAGCCTGCGCTTCATCGCGCGTCCTGGCATCCGGGAAACTACGGCGTGGCCGTATCTGCCGCCCGTCCGGTGCCTTGCCAAGATACGGCTGCGCGTACCACACGCCCTTTGGGTCGCGCTTGACCTCAACGCCCATGGCGACGCTTCAATTCACGCACAACGTCGATAACGCTGCCCGACATGTCGAGAATCTCGTGGATGCAGTCTTTGCAAATGTCGAACTCGATAAGCTTGCCCTTGTCAAAGGCATGCACCCTTGCGAATTCGTTAATGTTGGTGCAGTCTGCTTCCTTCCCGCACCCGTCGCAGCAGCCGGAAACCTTAATCATCGTCCTGCTCCTTTTCAGCCGTTTTCTTCGCCTTGCGCAGGGCGAGCTTTACCACATGAATGAACCAGATGCACACGAACATCAGGAAGCAGAAGAAGGCCAGGAACCCATAGCCAGCGCCGAAGATGAAGCCGACGGCGATACTGGCAACCAACATCGCGAACGGGACAATCAGCAGAGCGCACCCAAGCAACACATCCGATGCATCTTCAAGCTCTTCCTCGGTCTTAAACTCTTTCATTTCTTTCCTCCAAATTTCGGTGAATCACTTCGATTGCGTCGGTGACGCAATCGCACCAGCAAATAAGATCGTCGTAATCGACCCGCGCTCCATCGTGTCCGCGCTTCTCGCACGTTGTAATGCGCCGGCTCATATCCTGCGATACGGCACACAGGTTCTCAAGGGTCTTGCGGTCGCTCCTAATCGTCATCGCCGGTCACCCACACATCGCGGTGATGCTCCCGCATGAACTCGTCGAAATCCCATTCGATGTCTTCACTCTCCAAGCCTTGCCAGCCCCAAAACTCACTGACATATGGCTGGCAGCGCGGACATGCGTAGCGCTTCCAGAACAGACGCATCCAAAGGCCGCTTTCCATGAGCACGCCCCGTGTTCCTGCTGGAATCGTCTCGCCGCAGTACGCGCACTCATGCGCCTTGCGGACAGTGACGATCTTGGGCGCAGCGTAGAAGTCACCGCCGCTCATAACGCGCAGCCTTCCAGTGCTTCAAGCATGTTCTCGATGCACTCATGCGCCTTCTTGAGGTCTTCGATGCCGTTCTTGGATTTCCAGCGCCACAGGTACTTGAAGGCGCATCCCTGCATATAGGACACGTATTCATCGGTGCCGAGCATCGATTCCATTGCCTGCTTGCACTCGATGCCGGTGTGCCCCGCATAATGCGAGGGCTTGGTCACAGGGTCGAACCCAGAATCGACCGTTGAGGTCATCTTCTCGGTAACCTGCGAAGCGCTGAGCTCAACAGGCTCAGTCAGGTCGCCGACATGCTTAACGTAAGAACTCATTTGCCATCCATCCAAAAAACTACCCAGTCAACAAAAGCCCGTAAAAACGGCTGAACGTTGCCGTCATCAGCCCAGCCTGCGAATCCAATAAAGCCGTCACTGTTGAAGGAGATCGCTTCTCGTCCTCTGAAGTAATCGCTATCGACATGCAAGAAGGCCGATTCGATAGGGTTGCCCGGTTCATCGCGAACGTTGATTTTTGGAGCGTTCTTCTTCCTATGCGAAACGTGCATTTGCAGCTCATTCAACTCATTGAATTGACTCAGCTCGCAGCCGACAAAGGCTTCCAACATGTAAATGTCGTTCTCGCTCACATCGTCATAGCTGAGACGGCAACACGAAAAAAGTTCTCTGGCTTCATCTCGTGTAAAAACGTCATTATCGAGTGATTTGCGAATCGTCAAAATGCTCACCTATCATCACCTCCTTCTCGTTCTTCTTCGTCTCCCTGCACTTCCAGCAGGCTTCGCTGTCCTTGATGAACCAGTCCAGATTTCGCTCGATGCCGCAGTAAGGACACGTGCGCTTTCGGACTTTGTTGACATAGCTCCCGTAAGGCATCGCCAACGCTCCTTTGTTGAAAACTTTTCTATTGTTGAAAACTTGTTGAAAACCTGTTGATAACTACTGCTTAAGACTCGAAAACAGGCTTTGGAATCGCTCGAAAAACGAATCGATCAAGAAAGAAGAAGCAAGAAAGAAGAACCTTGCTTGTAAGTCAACATAACAAGCAAGTGCGGGTTTTTGGCTTTGGGTTTGGGTTTTATGACCCAAACCCAAAAACCCGCTTCTGTACTGTTATGTTATGTATTGTTAGGCTTAGCCCAACCTAAAACCGATGGTTTCGCGCTGGTTTCAATCCGCAACAACACAAACATACGCTCTGACCTGCTAGTTTTGCGGGTTTTCCTGCTTCTTTTTCGGCCTGCCGCCCTTGGCTCCGTTGACGCGCTGCTTGCCAAAATAAAGGGCGTTTTTGCACATCCTCTCGCTCTCGATTCGGCCTTTTCCGTCCCTCACGAGCAAGCCGATCTCGAGCAGGCAGTCGATGAAATCTTGTGTCTCGGCGATGCTCACCGTCTCGTCGAAAGCCCCCATCGAGCGCATACCGATTGCGCCGGCTAGAATGAGCCAGTCTTCATCGGTGTCCACCGCGATTGAGTGGTGCTTGGTGCTCGCCAGAAGCTCGCAGAGCCGCCAGTAAGCGCCGTAGCCCTCGTTACCGCGACGCATGAGCAGCCGTTGGCATTTGATGTCCCGCTGCGCGTTGGAGTCGTGCTGAAACCACGCCATAGGTTCCTGCGCCTGATCGTGCACGTCTTCAGTAATCGCCGTTATCGTCATCACCTCCCGTCGTTAATCCATCGCTTGTCCCCTGCTGGTGCCAGCCGTCCCAAAGGCACTTGCCAACCTCGCGGCAGTTGGTCCAGACGGTCGTTCCGCGAAAGCCACACGCGCTCTTGGGCTTTTCGCCGTGCTCGAGCAGATGAAGCTCGAACTGGCATTGCCCGGGCGTTGGCATCGGCTGCTCACCAAAAAGATCGAGCGCCAGCTGCTCAGCGCTTTGTAAGCTGCTGCGCATATGCATTGCACGCCGATTTGGTCATCAGATGGACAAACATGTCGGGTGTCATATCGTCGAGCTTGTCGCTCTCGAGCATGTCTTTCATGGCTACGATGGGTGTTCCCATGAAACAGAGAGCCAGGTCGGTATCAAGCTCGACGCTCTCATTGCTCTTGGGGTTGAAGAGCGTAATGGTGCCGTCGACACCGCTGATATACTCGACAACGGAATCGAGGAACTTGATTGCTTCCTTACGCTTCATGATTGTTCTCCTTGTCATAGATGGAATTGCGAAGCTTGATGTTCAGCTTCGGATGTCGCTTTAAGAGCCACCGCGCCAGAAGCGGCGTATCTGTGTTGTTAATGCCAAAGACATGCTCAACGCCGTTGCCGTCAACAAACGGCACGCCGACGAGCTTGACGCTACCCTCGTAACGCTGTTTCTCAATGAGGTACTTGGCGCTTACTCGGATACCTCGCTGGTCGATTGCGAGCGCCGTAAGCTCGATCTGCCGCAGCGCCCTTGGATTGAGCTCGCACCAGAGCTTGAAAAGCTCCTGCCGGTCTCGCAGCTTGAGCGGCACCGGGTACATTGCCAACCGTTCCTGCCGCATCACGGATTCGAGCGGCTGGGTGTAATCGTCAACATCCATGGCGCTTCCTTGCTTCGCGGCTCATAAAGCGCCTGAACGCCACCTCTGCGACCTCTCGCGGTGCCGATGGCGGCACGGGCAACCTGTGGCGCGTGCGAACGTCTCCCGCGCCGCTCACGCCCGGCCTGCGGGCTTCCTCGATGATCAGCCGCGCGACCCAGAAACCGTTCGCGTCACGGTCGAGATAGCCCCTCATTGGTCGACCATGCGGACGATGAACCACAGTTCAAGCCCGGCAAGGACGAACGGCAGCCAAGGCAGGTTGCATGCTTCGGTAAGCCAGATAATGGCACCAGCCAGGGCGATGAGCAGGATTCCCGTTGCTGACAGCAGGGCAATAGCGCCGCAAAACCACCGCTTAACCGTTGCTAGTGGTGTAAAATCCTCGTTGTCATTACTGGTCAAGGTTCTGACATTGCCCGTGCCCGGTTGCCGCCAGGTGCGGGCGCTTTCATTTCGCGAGCTTGCGTCATAGCTCTGACGCGCCGGCAAAATGCCGTCTGCGAAACATCGAGCTTGCGGCGTTTCACACTCGTCAAAACCACGATGCAAACCGTTGGTTTGCGATTGGGTTTCATACATCTGAAACCCCTCCTTTCTTACTTGCCGATCATGTTGCCGACGGCAACGGCAGTTGCTATGAACAACCAGAGCGTCAATACATCGATAAATTCATCCATTACGCGATTTCCCCCCATCCCATAAGCTCATTGGGGCTGATGTGCGCAACTCGGCAGATGGACATGATCTTGTCTGCGCCAGGGATGTAGCCCTCACCACTCTCGTATTTCACGACGGAATCTTTGGAGATACCGACGCGCTTTGCGAACTCATCCTGCGAGATATCGAGCTTCGCGCGAGCTGCTCGCAAGTTCGCCGCAAACACCTCCTTGTTGAAACCCATTACGTCTCCTCCTTTCTGCATTGAGCCGATATTTGGATACTTGCTTGTCAAGTAGCCAACCCGTATATTCCTAGGGTTTACCCTAGGAATATTAGCCAGCTGCTAATTTCCTTAGCAACTGGCTACGTACTATAGCTATGCAAAATAACGCTGTCAAGCGAAAACTAATAATTTCGTTGTGTATTGGCTAATTTCGTTGTACTATGCACTTACATTAGAAGAGAAGGAGACTAGCAGTGAACATTCGCCTTATGAAGCTGCGGAAAGCCGCTGGTTACTCGAACAGAGACGAGTTTGCCGAAAAGATTGGTGTGAACAAGTACACCTATCGATCATGGGAATCTGGCGCGGCAATGATGAATGCTGAGCAGATTTGGAATCTTTCCATTGCATTGGGCTGTTCCCCAAATGACATACTCGGTTGGAATGATGAGACTTGCGAATTTGATAACGTTGATGACCTTTCGTCTGACGAGCGCGAAATGATTGATCATTACCGCGAAAGTTCGCCCGAGTGGCAGCAAAACATCGCCATGACAGCCAAGGCAGCTGCAAGGGAATCAAAAGAAGATTAGACATAAAAATGCCCCGCACCTATCCGCCAAGACCAGTGCAGGGCTTGCCAATCCGTTCAAATGAAAAGGCAAGGTGATTTTATCATGCCAAAAGGCACACGTGCCGCCATCTATGCACGTTTCAGTTCGCATAACCAGCGAAGTGAAAGTATCGACATCCAAGTAGAGAAATCGCGCGAATACTGCGCACAAAATGGCCTTGACGTCGTGCGCGTATATAGCGATTACGCGCAAACAGGCCGTGACGTGCAGCGCGTAGAGTTTCAACGCATGATGGCAGACGCAAAACTAGGGTTATTCGATTATGTAGTGATCTATAAGGTTACGCGCATCATGCGCAACCGTGACGAGATGGCGCTTGCACGTATCAGGTTGCGCAAGGCAGGCGTTGAAATCCTTTATGCCGGTGAAAGCCTTGGCGAAGGCTCGACGCGTGTTCTGAATCTCGGAATGCTCGAGGTGCTTGCTGAATGGGAAAGCGCAATAGACAGTGAGCGTATCCGCGACGGTATCAACAAGAACGCCCAGCGCGGAATGGCAAACGGTCGCACGCACTACGGCTGGGATATTGTTAACGGGTATTACGATGTCAACGAGCGCGAAGCCGCCGTGATGCACCGCATGAAAAACATGCTCTTTGCTGGCTCGACTGTAGCCGAAATCAAGCGTGCTGTCGCAGGCGAACGCGGCAAGCGCGGCAAGCCGCTAACGCACGGCGTGATAACAAAGCTGCTTAGGCGCGAGCAGAACTGCGGCGTTTATGATTACGCGGGCGTGCGAATCGAAGATGGAATGCCTGCGTTGTGGTCGCGCGAAGACCAGGACATGATCAACAGCATCTTGGGCTCAAACGGGCGCAAGCACAACAAGACGCGTGACACCAACGATTACCCGCTATCGGGCAAGATGTGGTGCCCAGAGTGCGACCAATACTACGTTGGCACCTGCGGAACATCCAAAACAGGCCGCGTGTACCACTACTACAAGTGCAAGAAATGTAAGCGCACCTTTAGGCGCGATGCCGTTGAAGAAGCCGTGCTTGATACCGTCCTCGAAACGATTAAGAAGCCGGATATACGTCAACGTATCGTTGATGTAATGGCTCTTTACAACGAAATGAATGAAGAGAAGGAAGAACCGGAGAGCAAGCGCATTGAGCGCGAGATAAAGCGCATCGACACGGCGTTTGAGCGTATCTGGCAGGCTATTGAGGACGGTATTGCGCCGCCCGGCGGTAAAGAGCGCGTTGCTATGCTCCGTGAGCAGAAAGCGGCCTTAGAAGCCGATCTGCGGCAGGCTCAAGCTAACGAAGGAGCGAATCTGTCTGGTGAAGCCATAGCCGCTTGGCTTGATCACATTGCGCAGGAACCGGATGCAGCAGAAATCATCGAGACGTTCGTGCGGCTCATTGAGGTAGACGGGGATGAACTCAAGCTTTATTTCGCGTTCGACTACTGGGGCGATGACTTCCAACCTAAACAAAAAAAGACGAACCCCGAAAAGGGTTCGCCTAATAATCCAATGGTGGAG